AACATCAACGTGCAGCCCATGTTCGTGCGCGGCACGCTAATCGACGGAAATCAGCGCATGTTCTGCTGGCATGCCTCCTTAGAGGGCGTGGCTGCGACCATTTATGTCATGGCGAGTCAGCCGGGCACGCTGCTGATTCAAACGCTGGCCGGCACGACCGCAACCAGCACGCTGGTGCCGGGCGTCAACCCGATCAGCGTTGTCCTCGGATCAGTGCCCAAAGTGCTCTATACCACGGACGGCACTCAGCTTTCCTTCATACAGCATTCTCATTGACAAATGACGAAAATTCGTCACATCATGCGCCCAACCTCATTAGGAGACTGACATGACAGGTATTGCTCTCCCCTCCAACCCCTATCTGCTCTCCTTTGAGGGGGCCCAAGTCAACAACGGGTCACTGCTGCAGTATCTAGGCGCTCTGAGTGCTAATGGCGCTCCGAGCCTCGGCAATCAGGACCTCTATGCCGACACTACCGCGACCGCAATTACCTATTCTGCGGTGGGCGTGCTCAAGGGCATCATTCGCCGCTCAGGCGGGGCTGGCATCAGCGACATCATGCCCTCTGCGTCCTCGCTGTTCTCGGCATGGCCGGGCGCTCAGGTCGGCAATACCTGTCCGGTCCTGCTTTGCAATCTGAATTCAGGCACGATCACGCTTCAACAGTCCGCCGACGCATCCGTGACTCTGGCCGGCACCACAACCGTCGTGACGGTGGCAGCGCGCCTGTACATCCTGAAGATCACCGCCGCGCCGGTAGCCATTGTTGGCCTGTCTTATTCCGCAGGCGTGGTCACTCTGACGACGGCGCTACCGCATGGGCTGGTAGCAGCCGGCAACGCGATCGTGGCGGGTTTGGCTAATTCAGCTTTCAACAACACGTTTACCATCTCCACCGTCCCGAACTCGTACCAGTTGACTTATCCGCTGGCGACAACGACGGCGTTTGCGACCAATCCGACCGTGCCCTCGCCGAGCGTGGGGCAACCGGGCCTGCTCAACACTGCGCCCACGATGACAATGACGGGCTGTTTCGCGTGGCCCGCGACGATGATTGCCTAAGACCATGCGCAAACTCGTCCAAGAGCTATTCGGCCCGCGGCGCGTGCTGTCAGCCACACCAGCGGGAATTTCCGGCATCGACCGGGGCAGCAATTTCGGCATCGACGCCCTGCGCCACGCCGCAAACATCTACTCTCTGACCCGCGCCGACGTCACCACCGAAGGCACGGAAACCGCGCTGACCGCGCTGCAAGTGATTCGCGGTCTCGTCTTTCTGGCGGCGGGAGCGAGCGGCGCTTTCGTGCTCAGGTTGCCCTCTACGGTTTCGATCTTTAGCTTGTTGGCGCCTTCGATTCAGACTGATGGGCTGTTCGGCTGGCCGCTCACTATTGTGAACGTCGCGGTGGGGCAGACCGGGACTCTGACGGCAGCATCAGGCGATTCGAGCCAAACCGTCTCCGGTACGGCGACGTTCCTGACGAACACGGTGCGCGATTTCTATTGTCAGGTGACAGCACCCGGCACGCTGGTCATTGTGAATTGCGGAAGTAAGTCGCTCTAAGGCAGCAGCAGTACCCGAGTGGCGGGCGTTACCCGCTATCGAGTGGTTGGGCGTTACCAACTTTAAGGAGCAGTGAATGGCAGAAGAACTCGTGTCTGAGGACGACGGGCTGTTAGGTGACGACCATCCCGACGAAGAAGGGCAAGTTGAAGAAGATGGCGAGGAAGAAGGGGGCGGGGAAGCACCCGAGCCCGATCCTGAACCGCCAGAGAAGCCGAAGGGAAGGCTCGCTGCACGCAGGGAAGCGTTGCGTGCGCGCGAGGAAGAGGCGGCGGCAGAGCGGCAGCGGGCGCAGCGTGCAGAAGATGAGTTAGCGCGCATCCGCGGCGAGCAGACGCGCCAGGAGCAGGAGCGGGCGCGGCAGCAGGCGCTTGCCGAAGAGAACGATGAAAAGATTCCTTACGAGCAAAGGCTGTACAAGTACACAGCCCGGACGACGAAGGAGATGCAGGATCGGCAGAGTGCGCTTGAAGCGCGGCTGCTAGATCAGACCGACCGCTCAGAGTTTAACGCCAGGGCGTCGGTCGATCCGCGGGTGGCGAAGTATAAAGATCGCGTCGAGGCGCGGCTGACGCAGATGCGACAAAACGGGCAGAACGCCCCACGCGAGGCGATCATGAAGTATCTCGCTGGCGAGGACCTGTTTAGCGAAAAAACGGCAAAGTCGTCATCGAAGCAGAAGGACGAAGCCGCGGCACGGGTAAGCAAGGCACGCGGCGATCCGACGAATGCACGCAGCGATGCGCGCTCAGGAGCGGGCAGCGGCAAGAGTAAATTGAAAGATTTGGAGAAACGATTAACCGATGTTCCCTTGTGAGAGAGCATTAGGCTCCCTCGCATAAACCGAAGGAGCCTTATCTATGTCTCGCATTCTCAAGTGGTTGCTGACCCCATACATGCCGGGTGGCTTCTTCAGCCCGGCATTGGTCAATCAGCAATCCACGTTCGCAGCAGACGTCAGCAATTACATCGAAGAGAAGACGCTGCCGCTGGCACGTCGCCAGTTGATCGCCTACCAGTTCGGCGAGCCGCTGACTCTGCCAATGAACAGCGGCCTGACATATACGGCCTCCCGCTACGAGCGCCTGCCGCTGCCGTTCGCACCGCTGCAAGAGGGCGTGGCGCCGGTTGGGTCGGCCATGACCTTGCAACAGGTCACTGCCACCGCGCAACAGTGGGGCGATCGCGTCATCATCACCGACGTCGCCAACCTCACCATCAAGCACCCGCTGTTCCAGAAGTCGATCGAGCTAGTCGGCCTGGAGATGCCCGAGACGCTTGAGCGCAATACCTATAACACCCTGATGGCGGCAACGCAGGTCAACTACGCCAATAGCAAAGCCTCGCGCGCCCTGATTGCAGCCACCGATGTGATGAGCCCGACCGAGGTCTACAAGATCGTCGGTTCGCTCACCACCTACGGCGCCCCGCAGTTTGCAGGCGATGAGCGCGAGGACATGATGATCGACGCAGACAAGAGCCCGATGGATGGGTCGAAGTCGCCCGCGGTCATGCAGCACTACGTTTCGCTGATTCACCCGCTGCCCGAGCAGGACATGCGCCAAAACTCTCTGGTGGCAACCGCTTGGTCATACAGCGACATCAACCGGCTGTACAACAACGACCTTGGCGCCTTCGGCGGCGTGCGCTTCTGCAAGAGCAACATGATCCCCTACTTCGTGGGCGTCGCTGCAGTCACCGCGTCGGCATCGCTCACGGGCGGCAGCTTCGCCACGGGCAATTACAACGTTTCTGTGACCGGAGCGCCTGCACAGACCAGTGTCGAGCAGCGTATCTATCAGGTGCAAAACGCACTCGCCTTAGTCGGCCCGACGGCCTCGATCACGCTGACCACGCCCAACGTTCCGGGCTACGTGTTCAATGTCTACGTGAGCGCGGCGGGGGCATCAACTGGCGTTGTCACCAACCTTGGCACCAGCGCGCTGGGACCGACCTCTGGACCGATGGCAGGACAGGCCACGCAGTTGCCGCCCAACACCGCGGTGACGATCACCGGAACGGGTGTGGCGCAGACCGCGCCCGGCGCACCAGCTACCGGCGTGACCGTGTTCCCGACCTTCTTCCTGGGCCGCGGCAGCTACGGTCAAGTCGTGCTGCAGAATCCAGAGTTCCAATACCTGCGCGACGCCGACAAGTCCGACCCGCTGAACCAGACGCGCGTGGTGGCATGGAAAGTGTTCTACGGCTCGATCCTGCTCAATCAAGCATTCCTTGCGCGAGTCGAGTCCAGTTCCGCATTCTCGCCGGGATATACAGCCGGCACGCAGTCGTAAGTCTTCTGCGCTGCAGTCGCGGATATTAGGGGGCGCGTGTCGCCCCCGTTTTTTTAGGAGAAATGGATGGACCAGAGACCTAGTAATCAGCCGAGGGCATTAACTCCTGAGATGGAAGCCAAGCTCGCCAAGCTTGCGGTCTATGAGGCGGCAGAAGCAAAGCGCGAGGCGGACGATCAGAAGCTCAAAGAGGAAAACGAGAAGCTGCTGAGTGAGACCGACCGGCTGAAGAAAGCGTTGATCGAGCGCGGCCTGCAGCCCGATCAGCATGGCTTGCGCGCAGTCGAAGTCGAGCAGGAGGTCGAAGTCGAGAAGGTCGTGGTGAGCTTCATCGACAAGGAAGTGCCCGACAAGGACAACCCCGGTCAGACCAAGATCATTAGGCGCAAGGTCGAGACCACCGAGACGGTCAAGGAAATGCAAACGGTGCAGATGCTGGAGATTCAGATCGACCTGCCGCCCTCGGGCGGGGACCGCATCACGCGCAACGGCATGCCTTACTACCACGGGCAGACCTATCTATTCACGCCGGACGTTGCCACCGACGTGCGCGAGCAGATGTATCGCTCGTGGGATCATGAACGCAA